TCGCCAGTCAGCCGCAGGAACTCAGCTTCGTCGTGGATGCGGACCCGTTCGCGGACGTAGCTATCCCTGTCTTGTTGACTCCAAAGCGGGATATCAACGACCACGATTGGCGCCTTCGGGTAATTCGCCTCGCCGGCTTTGTTGCGTTGCCAGTCCCGCAGGACCGCCACGATATTCAGCGCCGACACCTCAGCGTCATGATTCTGCTCGACCAGCCAAGCGTAGAAGTTGAGTTGCTTGTCCCACTCCTTTTTGCCGTAGATGACCGACCAAACTGACGTGCACTTGTAGTCAAGAATGGTGACGGTGCCATCTCCTTCGGAGCGTTGTAGGTCGATAGCGCCACTGATCAACCAGTTATCGACTTCGGCAAACAACCGCTCCTCGACAATGTGGCCATCCGGCTGGTGTCGTTCAAACATGTTATGGACTGCGGTGCCAAGTACAGACCAGACCATGTCGGATGCGTCCTCCTCAATTAATGCATTGTGCTCGGCTTTGAGGATGCGCACACGCGGAGAGTCGATCAGTTGTGTAACGGATCGATTGCTGTTGCCACGGCTGTAATCGCTGTGGGTCAGCGCCTGATAAACAGGCTCCGGTAGGTTGGTGTGGTTGGTTATTCTCACTGGATTCTAAACACCCGCATCTGTTCGCCGTCTCGGACCACGCTAAATTTTTTCGGGGGGTGACGCCTTTGGAACCGGACCACTCGTTGGCGTAACGCTTGGACAAGTCGGGCGTCGCCTGACATAACTGGGGCGAGGAATGATTCGTTGATCTCCATCTCCGAAAATGGTAACTCTGGCAAGCGGGTGCGTTGCGGGATTGGAATGTTCCGTTCGATCTTGATCATACTGCTCTCTCTCTTCAGCTTCTTGAAGTTGGTAGACGTAGCGTCCCATTTTGCTCACTGGTTGGTCCTCGTTATGGGCCAGTCGCAATGATAATAGGGGGAAGAAAGAAATGTCAAACAACATTGTAGAAATGGTGATCTATGGCGAGCCGTGTAGCAAAGCAAATAGCCGTAGACTTGTTAAGAGCAAGAGTGGCCGCCCGCTGTTCATCAAATCCCAGAAAGCGCTCGACTATGTCAAGTCATTTGAGAAGCAGTGCAGGAAAATCGAGCCGCCTGTCGAGAAAGATGTAGCCGTCCGGATCGTTATCTTTTATGCTAGTAGACGGCCTGACCTTGACGAATCACTGATTTTGGATTGCATGCAGGGTCCGATATACAAGAACGATAGGCAGGTCAAGGAAAAGCACATAATCTGGGGAGGGGTTGACAAAGACAACCCGAGGGCAGAGATCAATGTCCGATATATACAAGACGGTTTACAGCAAGGTGATATTCCAAGCGATTCGTGATCTCGTTGGCTCACAGCCGCAAGAGAAGCAGGACGCCGTCAAGTATTTGCAATCCCCAGCATTCTTGTCGCACTGCTCAATCGCGGGTTTCCCGTCTGGTTTGCAGGACGCCTTGGATGAGATGTTGTTGCTCAGTCGCACCGAGCAGAAAGTGGTCGCCAGAATGGTGATGGAAGAGCTGACATCTTGTGCATAAAAAAAGCCCCCGATGGGCGGGGGCTGGATTCTAGGAGGTTCACCACTAGTACTGTTCTAGTCTAGTACATTACTAAGTATATATAAATAGTAATGTTCTAAGCTGGTACTGTTCTAGTCTAGGACAGTTCTAGGGTCTACTCATATCATAAAATATGGGGGTAGGCAACCGCTATGAACGCTCTGAACGACTACGTTCTCGGCCATAGTCAGGACACCAGAGTGAGGTGTCCCGAGTGTGGCGACCAGCGCAAAAAGAAAAATCAGAAAACATTTTCAATCACGATCAAGCCCGATCACACCCTGTACCACTGTCACCACTGTGGTCTATCGGGTGCTGTTCGGCGTGAAAAATTTTACGAGGCTCACATGGAGAAAGTAGTAAAGATACCCACCCAGCTTAATTACAACGTGCAGTTGATACAGGATTTTTTCGGGGCGCGTAGCGTGCCGCTGGATACTCTTGACGGTTTACCGGCAATGACCACCGGCATGAAATGGTTTAACGGCGCTCAACGCGAATCGGTTGGTTTTATCTACGGGCCTCGGGAAAACCCGACAGCGATCAAGTGGCGATCCGTGGAAGGGAAGGGATTTCTCTGTGATGGCGCCCCAAAATCGTTCTACGGTATCGAAAACGTGGAAGATAATGACGAGGATTTAACGATAGTCGAGGGGGAGTGTGATGTCATTGCCTTGGCTAGCGTCGGAATCAGGGCCGTATCTTGCCCCAACGGCGCACCTGCAAAGGTCAGCCAAAATCGCGTCTCTCCGGAAGAGGACAATAAGTTTTCGTATATCTGGGAGGAAAGGGAGCGTCTGGAGCGCGTCAAGCGGGTTATTTTGGCGACCGATAACGATCAGGCAGGCGAGGCACTGGCAGAAGAGATCGCCCGTCGAGTGGGTCGGGCCAAGTGCTGGCGGGTCAAGTTTCCCGAGGGGACGAAGGACGCAAACGATGCTGTTGACAAGTTAGGAGCAGATGAAACACGACGACTCTTCGATAATCCCGAGCCAGTTCCGCTGTCCGGAGTCTACGGTGCGTCGGAATACCTGAGTGACATCAAAGACATCTACGCCAATGGTCACGGGCGGGGAGCGTCCACCGGCTTCCCTGCTATTGATGAGTTGTTCACCATAGCGGAGGGACAGCTATCTATCGTCACCGGCATGCCGAGTTCAGGTAAGTCTGAGTTCATTGACCAGATCATGGTGAATCTGGCCCAGCGCGAGTCATGGAAGTTTGCCGTGTGCTCGTTTGAAAACCCACCCCATATGCACATCGCCAAGCTGGCAGAGAAAGTCACGGGTAAGCCGTTCTATGACGGGCTTGGTCCCAGAATGACAGAGGAGGAGCTGGAAGAAGCAATAGTGTTCATTAACGAACACTTTGTGTTTCTTGAATCCAAGGATGGCGGCATGAGCACCATCGACAGCGTCATTGAGCGCACCAAGCAAGCTGTCATGCGTCTGGGTGTGCGCGGCCTGATTATCGATCCCTATAACTACATTGAGCAGTCAGGGACTGAAGAGCATAACAGCATCAGCCACATGCTGAGTCGGATCACCGCCTTTGCCAAGGCCCACGGCATTCACGTCTGGTTTGTCGCCCACCCCCAGAAAATGTATCCCCGAGAGGACGGCACCTATGCAGTGCCCAAGGGTATGAATATCAGCGGTTCGGCGGCGTGGTTTGCGAAAGCCGATCTGGGCATCACCGTCCACAGAAGCGAGGACTGCGTTGAGATACATTGCTGGAAGTCAAGGTTCAAGTGGACCGGCCAGCAGGGGGTGGCATGTCTTACATATGAGCTGTCAAATGGTAGATATCGAGACTACGCTCCGCCGGCAGAGATCAAGACAATCAAGGGAGTTGACCGGAGTTGGGAGGACTTTGATGAGTTCTAGTTTTTACAGTATCGCGCAGGCTGAAAGCCTTGCGGTTATTGGGTTTGACCGGTTTTTACAGTTTTTACGCACGCCCGAAAATCTTATTTATAACAAGTCAACAGCAGGCTTTTATTATCCGGGGACAAATTCGCGCTCCGGGGAGATGGTTTATGTCTGACAAGTCGCACACAGACCTCGGCACGAAGGAAATCTACAAACGCCACGCAGTGATGGTCGAGGGCGGCAATATGCCTCGGGCCAAGGTGATGGATCAGACGCTGATTGATCGGTATCTGATGGACGGGTTGCTCACGCTGTCCCAGCATCAGGCCGGCGAGTATGTCATGAGTCAGGCATTGCAGGCGGGGATGTACACCAAGCCCCTCAGCTCTGAGCCATCGTCGGGCGAGCGAGCCAAAGACTCTGTCGCCACAGAATCGCTTATGCGCTATGGGCGAACACTGGATTTGGTAAGCAAGCGTTTTGGCCCGTACCACAAGTATCTGGTGGAGGAGGTGGTCTTGCATGGGTGGGATGTGTCTCTTGACGCCAAGAAAATGACATCGTTGAAAGAGGCGCTCGACTGGATATCTGAGCGGCGTCTGGCTGGTGGCCGCAATCCACTGAGGAGGCTGAAGGGTGAGTAGTTTTGATGAGCAAGTAGGCGGGGATCATTACAAGCGGTTCAAGATACAGCCGTTGGAGTATGCATTGCAGAATGATCTGGGGATTTGTGAGCACGCCGTGATTAAGTATGTGACTCGGTGGCGTGACAAGGGTGGTGCTGATGACTTGTTAAAAGCAAGGCATTACATTGATTTACTGCTGGAGTTTGAGGGGGGGGGTGGAAAACTGGGAAACTGAAAAACTGGGGAAACTGGGAAACTAACATGGGTGGGATGGACAACCGGACAGGCAGGGG